GTCTTAACTGCGTACGGCCTCGGTGTCCCCAAAATTATTGCAATGGGAGATGATTCCATTGAAGAATTTTGTGATGGAGCCTATGAAGGCTATACTCTTTGTGGACACGACATGAAGATGTATACGGAGGTTGGAAAGGAAAGATTTGAATTTTGTTCAACTAAGTTTGATGGTTCATGGAAAGGCTATCCTACTAATGCTGACAAAATGTTCTTTAAGTTATTAAGTCACTCAGAAAGTCTTACTGGTATTGAGCGTTGTTTGCTCTACCAGCAATGGCGTTATGAGATGCGTTATCATCCTCGTAGGGATGAGTACATTGACATAATAACGAAAGGAACGTCTTTCCTTGCTTGGTAATACTTTGGGTTCTGTAATTTACGCCCAAAACACTTAGTGTGCTAACCAAAACGCCTAGAGACTACACGGCGCGGGAGGTCATGCGTGCCCTCTTTTACAGGACGAATAGTCCCGTCTTGTTGTGCGGTATCCAATCCAACAACAATATGGTTCGTAAAAACAAAAGTAATAACAAGCAAAACAATCAAAATCAGGCTCAGCGCCCTGCTGGTAAGCGACGTAGTCGCAAACGCCGCAACGCTGACCGACAAGTGATGATGTCCCCTCCGCCAGCTCCTACCTTAGGTAGTGTTGGTGGTCAGTTAGGGACCATTGCTGGAAACTTCCTTTCCAAGATCTTCGGCCTTGGTGCTTATAAGTTGAAGCGCAACAATGTGTATGGTGACATGCTTTCTTCGCAGGTCCCAGTTATGCATAGTTCGTCCGAATCTGTAGTATTCCGTCACCGCGAGTATATCGCGGATGTTTCGTCGAGTACTACATTTGCTACGACCTCTTATAGCATCAACCCCGGTTTGAGCAGTACTTTTCCTTATCTTTGCAATATTGCACAGAATTTTCAAGAGTACCAGTTCAATGGATTGGTCTTTGAGTTCAAGTCAACATCTGCTGACGCTCTAAACAGCACTAATACTGCGCTTGGATCTGTGATTCTAGCTTCTCAGTATCGTGGTGATGCCCCAGCATTTGTTGATAAACAACAGATGTTAAATGAAATGTGGTCTATTGATGCGAAACCATCATGTGATATGTTGCTCCCGATAGAATGTGATCCCTCTGAGAACCCTTTCAGGATTCAATATGTCAGAGGTGGAGCCGTTCCATCAGGCCAAGACACCAAGTTGTATGACATTGGTAAGTTAACCGTCGGCACTTATGGATCTCAAGCTACTGCTGTGATTGGTGAGTTGTGGGCCACTTATGAGGTGGTCCTGCGCAAACCACAGCTGTCGGCTGGATTGAACCTATTTGGCGAGGGTGCTCATTATGAGTCTACCACTGGTGTCTCGACATCAAACTATTTTGGTACTACCCGTACTCAATATTATGATAACATTGGTTTGACATTCTCGGCTACGTCAATTACCTTTCCTCTTGAAACGCAAGGTTACTATATTCTTTCTATGATGTGGGTCGGTGGGTCTACTGCTGTTACTGCTCCTAGCTTTTCAGCAACTAATGCTTCTGTAAGTGTTGTTATTGATCAAGCTACTAGTGACGTAGCATATACCCTTCCTGCTGGCACGACTTCAGCGCGCCTGCTCTTCACTCTAATAATGTATGTTAGTGATCCTACGAAGGTTCCAGTCTTCACTTTTTCTTCGGGCACACTTCCTACTTCTGTTACTTCGTATTCTCTACAAGTAGCCCAGATTTCGGGAGCGTTTGCCTGATTCTGATGCGACCGGTGAGTTAAGTCGTTAAACTAAGCACCGTGTAATTCAAACTTAACACGTTAAACCCAAGTTAGTATGCCCTTATATGTAGCGGTATAGCGCCATCCAAAAATAATCTAACTCGCTGAGCTCCTTTATTGTGAGTGCTCGCTTCGCTGAGCTCCTTTATTGTGAGTGCTCGCTTCGCTGAGCTCCTTTATTGTGAGTGCTCGCT